GATATTAACAATGACCGCCTACCTTGCCGTATTGACGTTCTTTATGGCTTTAGCGCAATCCGTCCAGCAATGGGCGTGCGTATGTGGGGATAACCCTAATCGCTCCCACGCAAGTGGGGGCTTTTTAAACTTTTTTTAAGGAATTAAATCATGGCACTTCCAAATGGATCAGGCGGTTATCAATTAGGTGATGGTAACCTAAATGAAGTAGTTTTAGGCACTCAATCAGCACCAATCGCTAAAGCAGCAGCAGCAACTTTAACTGCTGCTGAATTAGCGACTGGTATTATTAACTATAGCGGTACAGCTTCAGCTTTGACAGTTCCTTTGGGTACTGACTTGGATACAGCGTTCCCAAGTATGAAAGTTAATAGCTCGTTTGACTTTTTTATCATCAATACTGGTGGTACTAATGCTGCAACTGTAACGGCTAACACAGGTTGCACATTGGTCGGTGTTGCTGCGGTTTCTGCTAACTCGGCTTGTAACTGGCGTGTTCGTAAAACTGCGGATGCAACGTACGTTTTCTACCGTATCGCTGGTTAATATTAATTCCCCACTTCGGTGGGGATTTTCAAAGGAAAAATTATGTCTAATACCAAACCAGTCGGAGTAGCGTATTCAGATCCTGATTTATCAGGCGGTACGATTGAAAATACACCTATCGGTGCTTCTGTACCTAATTCTGTTGTAGGTACAACTGTATATGCAACAACTGAAATTGGTTACGGAACGGCTGCTGAAGGTGCCGTAACACAGTTAACAGACAAGTCTACAGGCGTAACATTAAACAAGTCTGCAGGCCGTATTACAATGAATAACGCAGCTTTAGCAGGTGCAACAGCGGTTTCATTTATTCTAACCAATAGCTTGATTTCCACCAATGACACAATCATTGTGTGTGTATCTAGTAATACTACTGGTAGCGCTGCAGGTGCTTATACCACTTACGTTTCTTATTTGGCTGCTGGTTCTGCCTTAATTACGTTACGTAACTTAACCGCTTCAACTTCGTATTCTGAAGCAGTTATTATTAATTACGCTATTATTCACGGTCAGTAAAAATAGGGGGCTTCGGCTCCCTATCTCATTGGAAAACATATGCCAGTTATTTATTTAAGTCACCCTGACCACGGCACCAAAGTTGCTACTATGGAATTAGAAGCAGAATTTGATGAAAAAAATGGTTGGGTACGTTATACTGAAGACACGCCATCTGAAGAAGTAATTGCGGATCCAGTCAATACGTTGGATGTAAAAAGACGACGTAAACCTATCGAATAAAGGTAAGCTATGGCAACTTATACCGCCAACGATCAAATTAATGGTGCATTACGCTTAATCGGTATGCTTGCCGAAGGTGAAACCCCTTCTGCCGCCACATCTCAAGATGCTTTGCTTGCTTTGAATCAAATGATTGATTCGTGGTCAACTGAGCGTTTATCTGTGTTTTCTACACAAGATCAAGTGTTTACTTGGACACCTAATTTAATTAGTCGGACATTAGGGCCATCAGGCGACTTTGTTGGTAATAGACCAATTCTGTTAGATGACGCTACTTATTTTAAAGACCCTACTAACGGCATTTCGTTTGGTATTAAGATTATTAATCAACAACAATATGATGGTATTGCCGTTAAAACGGTTACGTCCACTTACCCACAAGTTATGTGGATTAACATGGATTACCCTAATATTGATATGTATGTGTATCCTGTGCCAACAAAAGCATTGGAATGGCACTTTATTTCGGTAACTGAGTTAGATCAGCCCGCTAGTTTATCAACTACGATTGCGTTTCCCCCAGGCTATTTAAGAGCGTTTAGATACAACTTGGCGTGTGAGATAGCGGCTGAGTTTGGTGTTGAAGCACCGCCATCTGTGGCTCGTATTGCAATGGCTTCTAAGCGTACACTTAAGCGTATTAATAATCCTGACGACATCATGTCATTACCATACAGCATTGTTGGTACTCGTCAGCGCTTTAATATATTCGCAGGCAATTATTAATGCAGACCCCCATACTTGGGCAAGCCTATGTTGCTAGGTCAGTCAATGCGGCTGACAATAGGATGGTCAACCTTTTCCCTGAAGCAATACCTGAAGGCGGTCAGACTAATGGTTTTCTTAACCGCGCGCCTGGGCTTCGCTTACTTGCTACATTAGGTACAGGCCCTATTCGTGGGTTATGGACTCATCAAAGCAACGCTGCCGAAGCTTATGTTGTGTCAGGTAATGAAGTCTATAAGATAGATACTGATTACAATGCTACGCTACTTGGTGCAGTTACAGGCACAGGCCCTGTATCAATCGCTGATAGTGGCACACAAATTTTCTTTGCTTGCAATCCCGATGCTTTTGTCTACACTAGCGCAACCAATGTGTTCGCACAAATTACAGATATTAATTTTGCAGGCGCCCAAACTGTTTGTTATATTGACGGTTATTTTGCTTTTAATCAACCTGACACGCAGATTATTTGGACAACCAACATTTTTGATGCGATGGTTATCGACTCATTAGCTTTTGCGGCTGCGGAAAGTTCACCAGACTTAGTTCAAGCCGTAGCATCTAATAACCGTGAAGTATGGGTATTTGGTGCTGGTACAACTGAAGTATGGTATGACGCTGCAACTGTACCGTTTCCATTAGCACCGATTCAAGGTGCTTACAATGAGATTGGTTGCATAGCACCATTTTCTATTGCTAAATTAGATAACAGTCTATTTTGGCTTGGGGCTGATCCTAGAGGCTATGGCATCATTTATCGTAATCAAGGGTACACAGGCAAGCGTATTTCAACACACGCTGTAGAGTACGCTATACAGCACTATGGCGACATATCAGATGCAGTAGCGTATACCTATCAAGAAGAAGGTCATGCCTTCTACGTTTTAAACTTCCCAACGGCTAATGCCACTTGGGTATTTGATGTAGCTACAAACGCTTGGCATGAACGTGCTGGGTGGAACAATGGTGCATTTACACGCCATCGTGGTCAATGCCAGATGAACTTTAATAGCCAAACAATTGTTGGTGATTTTGAAAATGGCAACATTTACGCTTTGGACTTAGATGTCTACGCAGATAACGATCAAACACAAAAGTGGGTACGTTCTTGGCGCCCCATACCACCGAATCAGAATAATCTAAAACGTACGGCTCAACATACTTTACAGTTAAATTGCGAGGTTGGCATAGGGTTAAACTCAGGTCAAGGTGAAGATCCACAAGTCATGCTTCGTTGGTCAGATGATGGTGGACACACTTGGTCAAATGAATTTTGGATTTCAATGGGTAAAATTGGTGAATATGGTCGTAGAGCCATTTGGCGTCGTTTAGGAATGACAACAAAGCTGCGTGACCGTATTTATGAAGTATCGGGTACTGACCCTAACAAAATTGTTATTGTGGGGGCTGAACTATTCCTTAGCGGCACAAATACAAATGGCTAATATAACGCTTTTGCCCTCATCTAAAGTTCCACTTATCTATGAGGGTGGTAACACCATGACAACTGAATGGTATCGATTCTTTTGGAACAGCTATGGCTTTACAGGTACTGGCGTAGTTCCCACAGATAAGGGCGGTACTGGGTTAGATACGATTGGTGAACATCAACTTATCATTGGTAATGCTAGTAATGTTTTTGAACCAACGGAATTAGTAGGTAACGGTATTACCGTTACATACGGCACAGGTACGGTTACGTTAGCGATTGGTACTTCTACTGTAACGCCTGGCACATATGGTTCAGCAACCGAAGTTGGTATTTTTACGGTTAATCAATACGGTGTTTTAACGGCAGCGTCTAACACGTCAATTGCAATTAACGCTAATCAAATTACTAGCGGTACATTAGTTACGGCTAGAGGAGGTACAAATTTATCAACTTTTGGTATTAATCAAATTTTTTATGCGTCATCTGCTAGTATAATGGCTCAATCAAACAAGTTATTATTTGACGGCAATATTTTGACTTCTACAGGCGGTATTGGCGGGGGCAATTTTTAAATGACAAGCATAATAAAACATAATAGAATTAGTTTAAATTTAGGAGCTTTTTATGGCTGTTAATCTTTCACCTGTAGGCGGCGCCGCCGCGCAATTTTTTGATAATAGTGGTAATGTACTAACGGGTGGCAAGTTATATACCTATTTAGCTGGCACAACTACTCCCGCAGTTACATATACAACTGCAACTGGTAATACTGCACAATCTAATCCAATTATTTTAAATGCGGCAGGTAGAATATCTGATAGCGGTGAAATTTGGTTATCTAATGTATCGTATAAATTTGTACTAAAAGATACAAATGATGTATTAATTGGTACATACGATAATTTACAAGGTATTCCATCTGCGGGATCAGAAGGTTACGTTACGGCTACACAAGGTCAAACAATATTTACAGTGCCTTTTACATATTTAATTGGTTCAAATTCTTTAAATGTATATGTAAATGGCTCAAAACAAATAATTACTTTAAATTACACTGAAACAAATGCAACAACTATTACTTTTGTTAGTGGATTAATTGTTGGTGATACTGTTGAATTTACTCAATAAGATTAAATAATGGCACAAACAAACTTTACGCCTATTTTATTGTACGCAAGTAGTACGGCTACATCCGTACCGCTTGCTGCTAATTTAACTAATAACGCTACAGGTTCAGAAATTGCTATTAACATAGCGGATAAAAATTTGTTTTTTAAAGATAGCGGTGGGGTTGTTAATACTGTACCTATTCGTCAATCAAGCACTAGCTTTAACGGCTGGTTATCTAGCACTGATTGGAATACGTTTAATAATAAAGGTTCAGGTTCAGTTACATCTGTAGCTGCAACAGTGCCTGCTTTTTTATCTGTTTCAGGTAGCCCTATTACAACAAATGGAACTTTAGCTATTACTTTGTCTGGAACAGCTTTACCAGTGGCTAATGGCGGTACAGGGATTACCACTACACCCACCAATGGACAAATACCAATTGGTAATGGTACAAACTATACTGCTGCTACTATAACTGCAGGAAATAATATTGCAGTAACTAACGGCGCTGGCAGTATTTCTATAGCAACTAATATTTCAGCACCTCAAATAACTGTTTATACAAGCGGTTCAGGAACTTATACAGTACCAACAAATGCTAAATATGTTACTGTCAAAATGGTCGGTGGTGGGGGTAATGGCGGCGGTTCTACTGGAACAACTGCTGGCGGTGGTGGTGGCGCAGGCGGTTATTTAGAGGGCATTATTACTAGCTTATCTTCTACCTATTCTTATGCTGTCGGTGCTGCTAGTGGAAATACTACCTTTGGCTCATCTTTATTTGTTGCAAATGCTGGTACGGCTGGAACTTCAAGTTCTGCCACAGCTTCAGGCGGTGCTGGCGGCAGCGCTAGTGGCGGAAGTTTAAATGCAACTGGCG